CGGCGCAAGGAATTGTCTGAGAGTCACGGCAACTCCATTAAAAACGGGACATGTGTCCCGGAAAGCTAGCAAAGACGCGGGTTTCAGAAGCCTTACTAATTATACACCGGGGTGGTCCACTGATATCCTATTCAGCGGGGCGATAGGGAAATGCCGGAGAACAAGCACGGGCGCGGGTTGGCGCTGTGTCAACCGTGCATACAGCCGTTTTTGGAGAAACTACATAACTTCTTAAACTTTCTGTTGCTTTCAAAGCTTCTTCAGCTTGCTTCGTTGTTGGTCGGGGTGTATGTATCTATCTATCTATCTAATAATAATATATATATATATATGTATGTACGGGTCGGTTCCTTGGAAGCCACGCCAGCACTGGGTTTCAAGGGCGCGCCTATCGGGGTGCTGAATGGGATTGTGGGGGGCCAGTTGCACATGACCCCCCAAAAGAGTTTACATAATACGGGACAAGTGTCCCGGAAGTCGTGCTTGCGTTACTCCGTGGTGGTGTTGGCTTTGCGGGCAAAGTATTCGGTGATGAACTGTGGGGTTTGCAGTTCTCGGGCTAAAGAGATCGTCGCCCAGTATTCGTCTTTGGTCATGGCGCCGGTGGTTTTGTGTTCCATGCGAATGAGTGCGGTAAGGATGTGTTGAAGGTTATCGCGTGTCATGGTTTGATTCTCCTGATGGGAAAAAGCGGGACAAGTGTCCCGGAAACAGCGTCCCCACCCTCGCAGGCAGGGACGCCAAGATGCAAATAAGAGTCAATCTCATTTCGAAATGCGAATCATTCTCATTTCGCAAAGGCAGCGGCCAGCGCCTTCGCTGCCAGCGACCGCGCACCTTCGTACTCGTTCGCGGCCTTCGCGAGCTTAGCGGCCAGCGCGAGCAGTTCCGCAGGGATCTCGACGTCCTCGGTTGACTTGCTGCTCGGGAACACCTCGGCCACAAGGCGCTGCGCACGCTTCTTCGCGGTTTCGTACTTGGGCGCACTCGAGTCGAACACGACCTTGCCCGTGCTCTTGACGATCAACGGCACGTCGTAGCGCACGCTGCACGCTTCGCGGGCAAGCCCCTCGAAGGTCTCGCGGTCAAGCTTTTCCTTGCGCACGGTCTCGCGCAGCGCGTCGAATGCGCGGTCGCTCGCTTCGCAAGCGAGGATGGCGTTGACGATCGTGGTCTTGATGGCGTTGCTGATCATGATAGTACTCTCCGAAAAAAAGGGACAAATGTCCCGAAAGGGTTGCGCTGGACTTCCAACGTGATTACATTATAGCAAACGGGCTTTTTTGCCGTCTTATTTTGGTCGACACCCAACCCCCCAAAACACAAATGAGCCTCTCGGCGGCGCGGGGAGAACAGTGTTTCAGACCTACGCAGCCCATTTTTTCCATTTCCCCGTCAATACCACGCCCTCAGCGCTCCCTTTTTCCCCCGTCGCAACCTTTCGTAGGTTTTGTAGGTACCCCCCACCCTCTTTCAAAACGCCGACCCCCCACCCCCTATATAAAAATTTTCACAAAAAACGTGTCCAACTTTACACACCACCCCTTATTCTTGCGTCCGCACCGTTTGTTCTATATATTGTTTGAAATGGGAGCACAGTCTCATGGATATTTATGAAGTGCAGTCGGGGACTGCGCATGTTTGAACAACTGATTGAATTTTCGCCAGAACCCGAAGCGGTGGAAGAATTCCAACCGCTGGATAAAGCGCAGCCTGCTGCAATTCTTTCAGCGCAGAAAGAAACGGCAGATTGGTTAAAAGAGCTGGGCGTACCGCCTGATGCCGCTATTACTGAGCGCCAAGAACAGGCCGCAGCACGCGAAGCTTTCAACGCGTTGAACTTTAATCCGGACACAGATGCGCAGCGCACCGCACTTGTTGCAATAAAAACTCCTCCCGCTGTTCAACAGCTGGTCGGTATGCTGACGGCGTACGATTGGGAGTTTGTGGAGCGCGCCAAAGAGCTGCGCAGCTACACGGTCTCAAAGATTCTCGAAGAAACGACCCATCCGGATGCCCGGATACGCCTCAAGGCGCTTCAAATGCTTGGCAATGTCACCGAGATCGCGCTATTTACTGAGCGCGTGGAAGTGACAAAGAAGGATGTGTCGGAGGAAGAGATTGAAAAACGTCTGCGCGAGCGGCTTGAGAAACTTCTGACGCCAATGGATGGCGCACTGATCCTAGAAAAACCCGACATCCCCGCTATAAACACAGAAGAAACCGGTCTCGACGACGAGATTGGAAGCGTAGCGGAGCGTTCGGAGCGCACGAATGCTTGAAAATCTCGACACAAACGCCCTCTCCTCCCTCCTCAAATCACTTCCGACCCTTCCAAAGGCGGAAAAGCAGGCGCTGCTTGAAGAGCTAGAGTCTTTCACGCATAAAAAAGCTCTCAAAGCGGCGCGAGATGACTTTCTTCGGTTCTGTGCCCGGCTGTATCCGGACTGGAAAGAGGGTCCGCACCATCGATTTCTGAAACCAATCCTGCACGAAGTGCGAGACGGTACGCAAACGCGGGTCACTGTCTCGATGCCCCCGCGTTTTGGCAAGTCTGAAACGATTGCCTACCTGTTTGTGGCGTGGTACCTCGGGCACAACCCGCATCATCACATTATGATGGCGACGCACACGGCAGCGCTGTCCGCCGATTTCGGTCGGAAAGTGCGTAATCTCATCGACAGCCCCGCATATCAAGAGATTTTCCTCGGAACACAGGTCTCCAAAGACAAAAGCGCCTCGGACAACTGGACGACGACCGCTGGGGGCAAGTATTTGGCAATTGGTATCGGCGCAAACGTCGCCGGTCACGGTGCGCATCTGCTGATTGCAGACGATTTGGTCTCAGAACAGGCAGTTCTGGCAAATCCTGACACGGCTTTTGCCGTGGCTTGGGAATATATGCAGGTGGGTCCGTTGCAGCGTCTGATGCCGGGTGGACGGATCGTAATGATTGGTACCCGGTGGGGGAAAAAAGACCCGATTGGACGCGCACTGCAGTGGGCGGTTGAGAATCCGGAGAGCACGCCTTGGAGAGAAGTGCGGTTCCCCGCCATTCTTCCTTCCGGTCGCAGTCTGTGGCCGGAGCAGTGGCCGGTTGAGCAGTTGCACGCTAAACGCGCGGGGATGCAGTCTCAGTTTTGGTCAGCACAGTATATGCAGGATCCGACCTCGGAGGAGGGCGCGATCTTAAAACGTGAGTGGTGGAAGCTTTGGGAGAAAGAATCTCCGCCGCCCGTCGAGTTTACGATTCAAGTATGGGATACGGCGCACGATACTAAAAGTCATAATGACTATAGTGCCTGCGTAACGATGGGTGTGTTCTTTAATGAAGAGCGCAGCCGGCACGAAATTATTCTGCTCAACGCGCTGAAAGATCGTTGGGAGTTTCCCGATCTCAAGAAAAAGTGTTTGGAGCACTATAAAGAATGGGAGCCTGACTGTCTGTTAATCGAGAAGAAAGCGGCGGGTGCGCCGTTGATTCAAGAGCTTCGGCAGATGGATTTGTATGTTGAGGAATACAGTCCGTCTCGCGGAAAGATGGGTATATCCAATGACAAAAGAGCGCGAGTGAACGCCGTTGCTCCGCTCCTTTTTGATGGCGCGGTATGGGCTCCTGATCTAAGATGGGCGCACGAGTTAATTAATGAGTGTGCGGAGTTTCCCAACGGCGAGCACGACGATTATGTAGACTGTGTAACGATGGCACTCATGCGCTTTCGTCGCGGGGGGTTTGTTTCCTTGTCGGATGACAGGCGCGAAGATCAGCAGTTATTTCGGTCACGCCGCGCGGCGTACTACTAGGAATCAATATGGCAACGAACATCGACAAAGCCCTCTATCAGGCACCCCAAGGTTCCTTGGATTTTGCCCAATCGGCACCTCCCATCGAGATTGAAATTGAGAACCCCGATGCGGTCAGCATTGGGATGGGGGATCTGGAGATTCAGATCAAACCCGAGCCTAAAACTGCAGAAGACTTTGACGCCAACTTGGCTGAGTATATGGATGATGGCGAGCTGCAGTCGCTGGCGTCGGAGCTGCTGTCTGACTTTGAAGACGACATTTCCAGTCGCAAGGACTGGATGCAGACCTACGTCGACGGGTTGGAGTTGCTCGGGATGAAGATTGAGGAGCGCTCGGAGCCGTGGGAAGGTGCGTGCGGTGTGTACCACCCGATGCTCTCTGAAGCGCTGGTGAAGTTTCAGTCTGAAACTATGATGGCGACCTTCCCCGCAGCCGGCCCGGTAAAGACCAAGATCATCGGACGTGAGACTCCTGCCAAGAAAGAATCTGCAGAACGCGTTCAAGAGGACATGAACTATCAGCTCATGGAGCGGATGGTGGAGTACCGGCCTGAGCACGAGCGCATGCTCTGGGGTCTGGGACTGGCGGGTAATGCGTTCAAAAAGGTCTACTACGACCCGCATATGGAGCGCCAAGTTTCAGTTTTTGTGCCGGCTGAAGATATCGTGGTGCCGTACGGAGCCTCAGATATTGAGACTGCGCCCCGCGTGACGCACGTCATGCGTAAGACTGAGAACGAGCTGAAGCGTTTGCAAGTGGCGGGCTTTTATTGCGACGTGGATCTGGGCGATCCCGTCAACATGCTCGATGAAGTCGAGAAGAAGATCGCGGAGAAAATGGGCTTCCGGGCGACTTCGGATGACCGTTTCAAGCTTCTCGAGATGCAGGTTGACCTCGATCTGCCCGGATACGAGCACGAAGACGGCATCAAACTGCCATATATTGTGACTATCGAGAAGGGCACCCAGAAGATTTTGGCTATTCGTCGGAACTGGGAGGAAGACGATAAGACCCACGCCAAACGACAGCATCTGGTGCACTACGGCTACATTCCGGGCTTTGGTTTCTATTGCTTCGGTCTGATTCACCTGATCGGGGCGTACGCCAAAAGCAGCACCTCTATCCTTCGGCAGCTTGTCGATGCCGGCACCCTTTCAAACCTGCCGGGGGGCTTCAAAGCTCGGGGCATGAGAGTCAAAGGCGACGATACGCCGATTTCTCCGGGAGAGTGGCGCGACGTGGACGTGCCCAGTGGCGCGATCCGTGACAACCTATTGCCCCTGCCGTACAAAGAGCCAAGCCAAGTTCTGGCTGGGCTGATGGACAAGATCATCGAGGAAGGTCGTCGGTTTGCCAACACGGCGGATCTTCAGATCAGCGACATGTCGAGTCAGGCTCCGGTAGGCACCACGCTGGCTATTTTGGAAAGGACATTGAAGAC